TCGGGCGCCGGTAAACTGCGCAGCTCTTCGGGCGGTTAGCTCAGCGGTAGAGCACTACCTTGACATGGTAGGGGTCACAAGTTCGATCCTTGTACCGCCCACCACTTTTCCATAAAGCGAGAAGTGGCATAGAGACAACGATTTAGGAGCATTTCACGGCTCCTTTTTTCTTGCCTTACGCTCAGGCAAATATCCCGGATCTGGCACGCAACTGACACGCAGCGCGTCCATGTATCCGTCGATGACGGCGACCGCCTGGCCCAGATAGTCGGGCCGATACTTCGCGTAAATCTCCGTCTTGCCGCCATATGCGCGGTGACCGATGAAGCCGTTGATCTCGGCCTCCGGAACCGCCTTCGCGCGCATCTCCGTGGCCATGGTGTGCCGGATGTCCTTCGCGACGAAGTGACGGGGTAGCTTCGCCCGGGCGCGCATCTTTCGCCAAGCCGTCTTGAAGCTGTCGATGGGCTTGCCTCTCCACGTCACCAGCGGTCCCTCCTGCGCCTGCTCAAGCCACGGAAGGAGAAACCGGCCCACCGGTACGACCGGGCGGTGCTTGCGCGTCTGCCGACGCCCCGGAGGATTGGAGTTGATGAGTCGCCGGTCGAAGTCCACGAAGCTACGGTGCAGGTCAAGGATCGTTTCCGGGCGGGACGCCATGCCGTAAGCCAGGGCCAGATACATGCGCTCATGCGGCAGCTCTGCGGCGTTCCACAGAGCGATCGACTGGTCGACGGTCAGGACGACCTCTCGCGGCGGCCCATCCCTCCCCGGGATTACGTAAGGCACCGTGTCGATCTCGCCCTCTTTCCATGCACGATTGAGGGCCGACTTCCCGACAGTCATGATCCGCTTGATATAGCCGTCGGCGAGCCCACGCGCTTCCAGCCAGGCGACGAACTCACGCTGACGATGCGGAGTGACTTCCGCAACAGTGGCACCGGCGAAGAAGTCGGACCAGTACCCCAGTGCGACGCGCGCCATTTCCGCCGAAGCCAAACCCTCGCCGTGCTGCTGGTAGTAGCGCACAAAGACAAGCTCGAGGCTGGTCTCGTGCGCCGCTTGCTTCCCGACCCGACCGTACTTCGCAAACCACTCCCAAAGGATCAGCTTCGCCGCTTGAAGATCGTCTGTGCCAAGTGATGCGCGTCGCGTTTGTCGAGCATCTGCATCGAACCATGTTCGATACCACTGCGCCGATCCGCTGCGCTTGCTGAGCCAGTAGTCGCCGATTTGGCCGGTGCGTTCCTGCATTGCTGTCGATACTCGTCGAGGATGGATTCGGTGTAGCGGATGATTCGTTGCCCCATCCGCATGGGGTGGACCTTGCCGGCGACACGCTCTCGCATCAGCGTGGCCTTGCTTACGCCAAGTCGCCGGGCCGCCTCGGCCTCGTCGAAAGGCGCGTGTAGGTCTTCAGCTGCCCCCATTGGGCACCTCCTCATTCTTGTTGCAGTCGGGGCATGGCATGCCGCGCTTGACGTCCGCGCGCGTGCTGCACTCCATCAGTTCGGATTGCGCGCCGCACTTCGAGCACACGAAGGTCGCCAAGTAACCGAAGGTGCCTATGCCGACGTTGTCGGCGTGCATGAGCACGCGTGGTGAGGCGCGCGGTGGCTTTAGCTCGGCGAACATGCCAGTCGTTCCCACGGCGGGACTCCTTCAACGTTTCCAAGCACGTGCGCCTATCTGGCGGCGCGCTATGTTTCTTCCGGCATCGCCGGCAGGTTTCATACGTGCCGATTCCATAGAGCTGCGACACGTAAGCCTGCTGGCCGCAAGCTGCCACGGCTACGTCACCGACGCCGATCCGGCGGAAATGGTGGCCCATGCCAAAGTTGCCGAGCACGATGGCCCATCCAGTGCGGAACGCACGCACCTGCCCTCCGGAGATCGTCATGCGTTCGGCCCTTCCACTCGGCGGAACTCCGCGACCCACACCCATGGGTTGTCGGCCCACCGCGTACCTGGCTTCGCTAGCGCATCCCATAGATGTGCAAAACCGTGCACGGTCGCCGGAAGGCAGTCGCCCCGTGTCGAATCAGTGCCGACGGCAGCGGCTGCCATGTGGTTGTCGACACCCTCGGCGTGGGCCTGGTCCTCGGTGATGTCCTGCAGCCGCTCGACGCGGACGGCAGTCACCTCAAGCCAGATCCGAGCGGCCCACTTGGGCATGTGGATGCTCGGCGTCCAGACGATCCTCTCGCCCTCGAAGTCCCCGTAGCCGTCGGCGCGGTAGTGGATCTCTCGCTCGTCCTCGGGCTCGTCGGGGTGGGCGAAGTGGTTTCCGAAGTAGGTCTCGCGCACGTACAGCCGGTCGCCGACTTGGTAGGGACCTGTGACATCGCACTCGCGCACGGCGCCGCCGCCGACGGCCTCAGCCGAGAAGTAGGCCACGCCGTCCTTGACCAGGTCTAAGAAGACGGAATCCTGGTAGTAGCGGTCGTCGAACGGTTGCGGCTTCACGAGGCGCCGGGTCACCGTCTTGCGGCCTTCGAGGATGGCGCGCACCATCGGGCCACTAAAGAGAATAGGACGCTCAGCCATGATCGACTCCGTGGGTAACTACGTGGTGATGTTCAGCGCAACGAGCATCTCGGATACCGGTCGACACAACTGGTACGGCTCGTGGACGATCTTCGAGCGCCAGGACGACGGCGACCTTCGGAGGGTCGAGAGCGATCGTGACGACATGGGCTTCGACCACATGGAACCGGCGTGGAACGTCGCGCGTGCCCGAGGCATCGAGCGTGTTCGGGTGCTCAGCAACGATCGAACGCTGCAGCCCGAGCCCTACCGCGGTTAGCTTGCCGAGCGCCGCCGCGGCGCGCACCATAGCGCCATTCATCAGGGTGGGGAGTTCACGCATGGCATATACATCCGACGACAAAGACCCGCTTCAGGACGGAGCGCTGGCGATCGCCGTAAACACAGGGGACGCGTTGATCGCCACCGGCGTGTTCTCGAGAGAGCCTCACCCCATGGTGAGCTTTCAGGCCTCGGTGGTACTGATGCTGATGGCCACCAACGACCTTCTTCAGCGCGCTTCCCGAATGGGCGCGCGCGTGGATTGGCGAGAGGGCATTCCCCAGGCCCCTGCGAAGGCCGACGTGACCGACGTCATCAGCTGGATGCGTAACGCTGCCTGCCACACCGGTTCTAATCGCAGCGTTCTTGACGGCAACCGGTTCGTGTTCAACGTCCTTCGCGGCAAGGGTGTCAAGATGAAAGGTGGAGATGCCGTGCTCGAATGCGAGTACGACGACGATCTGGCGGTCTTCTTTGGATCGACCCGGATATATCTTCACCGACAGCTGATCGCGGCGTTCAACGATGCAAAACTTCGACTCATGACGGATCCGAAACTCACCGTTTAACGAGCCTGATGAGAGGAGAATCACAACATGGCTGAATTCAAAGGCGAGTTCGACGGGCATACGTACGAGGTGATGTGGGATCGAGCCTCGGCGGATCGACTCACCTGGACGGCGACCGTCCGTCGAGGTGGCGAATGGGTCGGGTCGCCGAGCGGAAAGCTTCTCGCCAGCCACGCTGATGACGCTTCGGCCGCTCTTATGGTGCGTCTCGCGGTAGAGACGGCGATCGACGGTGGGGTGGGCGTGCAGCGCTGAGGTCATCATGACTTCACCCCTGTGGCGGTGGCTAGCTCGTGGCAACCTGCGTAGCCGAGCGGCTCATCGCCCAGGGCGGCGCGCCGGCAGTCGTTCCAGCCGGAACGGTAGGCGAGAGCACTATCTTCCCAGCCGCGTACGCGGCACTCGCTCAGGTGGACAATGGCGGCTGGTATGGCCAAGGAGGCAGCAGGGACCGCCTGGCTGTCGGCTCGCAGCTCGGCGATAAACGCCGGCCACAGCTTTTCCCAGAAGCCGAGCGCCTGCGGATTTTCCGAGTGCGAGGGTATGCACCATATCTCCCAGTCACGCATCCGGTCGTTCTCAGCGAGCATGTGGAAGAACCGGTCCTCGCTTCCGTTGCAGTCGCTCTCAGCGGTAGCTACTTCGTCGAACAGGTCACGGGCTTCTCCTTTGGAGATGTCCCCGGAGCGGCGATGCTCAGCGATCTCCTTACGGGCCTCACGCGAGGCTTTGTCGGCGTCGAACACCGTCGACTGCTTACCCATGAGCTTGTTCATCAGGTAGGCGTAGTCGACCTTGGCGAGGAATTCAGCCGGCGCGCCGCCGATCGATCCGAACGTGTAGCCAAATGTCCCAAAGGTTGAGTTGATCGTCAGCTCAAGCCAGGCGTTGGTGAAGCGGTTGATGCCCGAGCGCACAAAGAAAGTGCCGTGCTCGCCATCGACGGTGATGGAGTAGGCAGTCGCGGAGGTCTTCATGCGTCGGTGTCCTTTGCCAGGGGCAGTGCGTAGAAGTTGAGCTCGCCGACGTTGCCGTTCGTGACGACGACTGCGTGCTTCAGGAGGCGAGCGGTCCGAATCTTCGCGGCGGTGATGTCGGACACAGTGTGCGACCCGATGTGGTGGCCGCCGGGGTAGTCGTTGAACCAGTTCCCGCGACGGTTCTCCTCGCGCCGCTCAAGCTCGGCGACCCGAGCCTTCAGGGCGCGCGCCTCGCGCTGGGTGATGGGCTTGGTGGTCATGCGGCCTCTCCTTGTGCAAACAGCGGCGCGTCGTCACGGAGGCGGCGGACCATCGCGGGATAGTGGTCATCGTCGTTTTCGATGAGCGTCGCGTCGCATCCATGGATGCGAGCGGCGATGCCGGTGGTGCCGCTGCCGGCGAAGCAGTCCAGAACCTTGCCGCCTGGCGGGCAGGCATAGGCCAGCATCGGCAGAACGAGCTCGACCGGCTTCTGGGTCGGGTGGATGGCCCGACCGTGTTCGTTTCTGGCATAGATCACGCTGGTCATCAGCAGCGGTCCACCGTCTTCAGTGGTGTAGCTGCTGTTATCCGTCACGCCCATATGTGTAGGCCGCGTCTTCCGCCGCACCTGTTTTGCCCGCGCCGTCGGCGTCGTCTGTGCCTGGTGATACACATCGGCCCAGGCGCCGCGATAGAACAGAGCGGCATGCTCGTGCACCCTGCGGAATCGATCGTTATGGAACCCGGTGCCGTTCTGCTTCTCCCAGATGATGTCTTGGGAATAGATGAACCCGTTGGCGTCCATGGCGTCGAAGACGAAGCCCATAGACCGCAGAGAGCCAAACACCCAGATCGAGGCAGCGGGCTTCAGGGCATCCGCTACGCGCTCCAGCCAGCCGTCGCAGCGCTTGTCCCAAGCGAGCGACGTGTCGGCATACGGCGGATCGGTGAGGCAGCAATCGGCCCAGCCCCCGCCGAGCGAGGGTAGGACCTCGCGGCAATCGCCGAAGTGAGTAGTGACGGTCATGCTGCCATCGCCATGGGCTCGGACGCCGTGTCGAGATTTGCGCGCACGATCACCCGTAGGGCTGGCGGGCTGACCGAGTTGCCAACCATGCGGACCTGCTCGGACTTCGTAAGCTTTCGGCCGTCAGCTGTGCGGTCAATGATGTAATCGCGCGGGAAGCCCTGGGCGTTGAACAGCTCACGCGGCTTGAGCATGCGAAGCGTGATATCGACGATGACAAACGGGTCGCCCTGGATCCAGACCGTTACCAGCGCAAGCCGATCCTTAGTGGTCGCTGTGTCCAATGGGTCGGTCAGGGACTCGCCGTGGGCTGTCCCGTAGTACTTGATCAGGAACGACGCGACCCGGAGAGCGCACGCCTCGTGCTCAGGTGTCAAACCACTTCCGTCAGTAAGCTCGCAGCGAACGACGCCGTGGTGTTCGCCGCCAGCGCTGATCGCGTGGACAGGCTCATTGGCACCCGCCGCGTTGCTCGTGCCCCGAAGCTTGACCAGATGAGCTGTCGACATGCCCAAGGCATGCGCAGCCCCTGCGGGCCGCTCGGCGCCCGCCCCGGAGGTAATGGCGGGCATCGGGTTGGTTGCCTCGGCTCCCTTGGAGTCCCCGCGGAACTTCACCAGGTGAGGCGTCACGACCGAAAAATGGCCGCCCTTGACACCGGCACAAAGCGTTCGAAGTGACTCATCCGCTCGGTGAACACGTTGCGTCGACGAGTTCGCGTGCTCATTGATGAATGGCGCGAGGACAGGGTAGATACCCGCAAGCTCCCCCCGATTCGCGGCAGTGATCGCAGGAAACGGCGAGTTCCCGCCGTAGACCCGGATATCGCCACAATGCGTGAGCGGGATGAAAAACGGTTCCGCATTGTCGATGACGAAGTCTTTCGTGCCGCGCGCTATGCGGCGGCAGGTCTTGTCCTTCAACGGCCGCTTGCGCCCGAAGATGGACTTGCCCAAGTCGGTGAAATCGATGCTGTCGGCCGCGACGATGGTCGGTTCGAGGCCTTCTTCACTTCCGTAGGTGGCATCTGGCCAGACGATGGGCCGGTCGTCGAAACGAACGACCGCGAAGAGCCGGGAGCGCGTCGTTCCTGCGCCATGCCGGCTGGCCACCCAGCGTTTCTGCCACTCGATGCTCTTCGCACCGATGGAGCGGAGGAGGCCGATGAACCGGCACCACGTTTGACCTTGCCGCTTTTTATCGGGGACGAGAAACTGATCCTGCACCGGCACACGCTCGCCTGCCGCTGCAACGACGTGGATGGTCTTCATTTTCGGGGTGCCGTCACGCATGAACTTGCCAGTCGGCACACGGACAAGCTTGATCACACGTCCCGTTACCTTGTCACGCTTGGCAATGAGCGGACCCCATTTCAGGATCTGCTCGACGTTCTCGATGCTGATGATCCGGATCGGGCGGCCGGCCTTCGCCATCTTGCCCGCCCACTTGAGGACGACCCACGACAGGGAGCGCGTTGCGCGCGATCGCGGCTGACCGCCGAGCGCCTGGGAAAAGTGAGTGCAGTCCGGGGAAGCGTGTAACCAGCCGATCCAGCGGCCTGCTGTCGCGGCGAGCGGACAGACCTCGTAGATATCCTCGATCATGTGGCGCGTCTGCGGATGATTCGCAGCATGCATGCCGATAGCGAGGGGGTCGTGGTTGATGGCGAGGTCCGGATCGCGTCCTATGGCCTCCTTGATTGCTTGGCCTGCACCACCGCCGCCCGCGAAAAGGTCGACAACCATCTCGTCCGAATTGAGCAGTGCGAACGACGTCGCCTTTGCCAGGTCATTGCGAGGGAAGTTGAACCCGAACTGGGAGCCGCCGTCAGCCACCGTTCTTCTCCAGCAGCTCGCGAATCTGTGCCTGCTGTGCTGGCGTCCGCAGCTCAGCAGGCCACGCGCACGGCGGCGCCTCGGTCAGGTAAACCATCTTGTGTGCGTCGATTGCATGGGCCTTTGAGAAGACGTCGGCAATGACAAAGGAGGATGGGAAGCCCATGTGAGACATGAGCTCCTGGCCGCGAAGCAGCCGTTTAATCGTCCGGTCTGAAAGTCTGTAGCCACGGTCAGCCATGTGCGCGAAGCTCCTGTGGTGCGTTGGCGTTCTGCGGAAGATCGGGATAGGTGCCCCACGGCGCGCGTAGTTCGCGCCACGGGTTGTCGGAGGCGATGGCGGAGCGATGCGCATACCGGCCGCGCACGCCGTTGTCCCAGAGCTCGCGGCACCTGGTGGTCTGGTTGTCGAACCAGCCGGAGAAGAGGTCGGGCGTGCGCGGCATGGTCAGGCTGCGATGCGCAGGGCAGAGGGGAGGACTTCAGTCAGCGTCTTGCCGCTCATGGGCATGACCAGGCCGATGCCATGGCGGCCGGTACGCTCGGGCTCGAACGTGAAGAGCGCGCTACCGTTCGTGTCCGCGCCCCGGTGGTAAAACCTGACGCAGCCGGGAAGAGCCAATGCGCGGTTCAACAGGCGCGTATTGAATCCTCCGAGGAGGCCCTCGTTCCACGTGGTGAAGTCGCCCATGACCGCCGGAATATCCGGGTACTTGCACTCGATCACGGCCTTACCGGGCTCGATGTACACAGTCGCTTCGTCGCGATCGACGATGCGAAGCGAGCTGCCGTCCTCGATCGCCTTACCGGCTTCGTTGCGACTCGCTTCAACGATCACGCGGTTGCCTGCCTTCAGGAACGGCTTGGCCGTGCGGCTGATGCTCAGCGTGACATCTACGATGGCCTTCCCGTACCTGTCCTCTTCGCAGTAGGCAATGTGACCGTCGGAGGCCATGAGAAGCGGTCGCTCGTGTGCCCGTACATGGACGCCGTTCAAGTAGTAGCGGATGTCCGCCACCGCCGTGAAGCCGAGTACGTTGCGGAACACGGACGCATCAACTTCGACGATGGGTTCGCGCGGGAGGACGGCTTTGTCGGTCTTGCTGGTCACGATTAGTCCTTTGCCGGCCAGACCGGCACTGTTGAACGGGGTTAGGCGGCTTTCTTCAGATCGTTGACTGCACCCTGGATGACGCTCCAGAGCCCGCGGTAGATCGCGATTAGGTCGCTCTCGGCGTAGAGCTTCGCGCCGCGCTCGGTGCCGGCAGGTTTGAAGCCGATGGAGGCGAGGCCGTCGGCGGTGATCGACAGCGGCGCGATCTTTGCGTTGATGTCGCCGAGTTTGATCAGCGTGCTAGGTGCCTGGTCGGCCTTCGGCTTGTCGGCCGCGAAAATCACGAGGGACGGCGCGAAGGCATCGAAGGGTTCGGACGAAAGGACGGCGCGGCGCGGCTCCGGCGAGGTCGTCGGCTCCGGGTCCGGAACAACAGGCGCCACCTCGTTCGCCTTACGCGCAGCTTCGGCGGTCGCTTCTTCCTCGGCTCGCTCGCGAGCGAGCTTGTCCGCCTCTTCCTGACGGATCTTCGCGCGCTCGCGCTCCGCACGCGCCTCCAGCTTCGCCTGGTGTTCGGCGATGCGTGCCTTGATCGCGAGTATGAAGTCGTCCATCGGCTTCACCGCGAGCTGCTGAACGTCCGGCAGGAGGGCTCGGTACTGGTACTCCGTGTCGTTTTCTTCGATCCATGCCAGCTTCTTCCGGAAGTCCGCGGCCTGGCGGTCGGCGATGATCTTCCCGTTCGCCAGTGCGGTGGCCAACTTGTCATCGATGCTGCTGATCGTCTTCAGGCCCTTGATGGCACCTGCGAAGTCGGGCATGACCACGTCGAGACGGAGGCCGGTGATCTCACGCTGCAGTTCGGCAACGTGGGCCGTGAAAGCCTTGCGCGCCGCTTCTATCTTCTCGGCGCGTCGGCGGGCCTTCTCGCTTTCGAACAGCTTCTCGGCCATGAGGCGGTTGTCCCGCACTAGCTTGAGAAGCATGTCCTTCTGCCGCTTCGCCTGGTCGACGCTCGCGATCTGGGCGAGCATCATCGATTCGGCAGCGTCGAGCGTTTCCTCAGCCTTCTTCATGGCCTTGATCTGCTGATCGAGGTCAACGAAGTCCTGATCGGTCTGTGGCTCGCGGATCAGCTTATTTTCGAGGAAATGGCGCAGCGCCTGCTCGAACTTGGCAAAGTTCTCGCGGACGGCGATCTCGCCGCTGATCTGCACGGACACCGCCGGCAGTGCCTGCACGGCTTCTCCGACGAGCATCGGTTGCGGTTCCGGAAGGACGTAGTTAAGGAGGTCACGATCGAACTGGGCCCATCCGTCGACGATGCGCTCGAACCAAGCCGCATCAGGCCACACTTCAGTCGAGACGAAGTTCGCCGGGGTGCCGTCAGACACAGTGAAGATGACGCGCTTGGCACCGGTGATCATCATGACCTGCTGGCACTGAGGCATGTGCGAATCGGGGACCACTCCAGCCGTGACCGACGCGGCGAGTTCCTCGTTCCACTGCTTGTGCTCGAAGGCGGTATTGCCGGCCATGGTCAGGCCATCGCAGGACGCAGAGAGATGGCCGCCGGCATCCTCGTTGGAGCACGTCACAGGGTAGAGGTCTTCGCCAATCATCTGCTCGACCAAGGGCCGAGCGAGGGCTTCCACCTCATGGCCATAGTCGAGGATGTTCTCCTGCACCCAATCACTGAATTCCTTCGGATCGCCTGTGTGCTTGACGCGCAGCAACTCGGAGCGCGTGGTGAGCTTGGAAAGGCCGAGCATGGCTGCCGCTTCGCTGGCGCCGTGGCTGGACAGGCGGAACGCTGCCCACTCGTCGCTACCCTGGATGAGGTTGGTAATCTTCACTTGTCGCTCCCCTCGGATTCGGTGTGCGGCTTGGCGCGGATCTTGGACTTCTGCTCGTCCGTCAGCCGGCCCTTCGTTTCGGCCATGGCAACGATGTCGTCGGCGCTGCGAACGCCGCGCTCGATTACGCTCAGCCAAGTGGGCAGGTTCTTCTCGAAGTCTTCCGTCGGATAGGAAACCGGTTCGGTGCGGACAACCGTCGCTCGATGGGCCTCGGCTGAGGGTTGGATATCCATGATCTCCTCGGCGATCGGCATGCCCTTAAGGACGTCCGTGAACACGTCACGAAGTGCGAAAGCGCGGGCGCGCATCTGCCGCATGCGCTTCGGGTACTGAGTCCACGTACCGCTCTTGCCGAACAGGCCTGCGGTCTTGGCGTCGTCGGTGCTGAACGTGCGGACTTCCTCGTCTTCGCCGCGGCGCTTAGCGCGGCAGGTTGCCGTGTGACCGTCATCCGATTCCTTGACGTACTCGCACAGCGGTGAGCTGCGAACAAGCGCGAGCACGGCGTCACCCCATAGCGCCGGGCGGCCATTAATGATCGCGATGTTCTGGATGGCCTGCAGGGGCTTCAGACCAAGCTCCGCGCCCCACTGGATTGCAATCATGCAGTTCGCCGGCTTGCCCTTAAAGTCCTTGGGCACCAGGTCGCTGTCCGCGAGGTAATCGCAGAACGTCAGAGCCTGATCAAACGTCTGGGGGCTGAGGTCGAGCTGCTGGCGGGGCTGCGAAACGACCGCGACCTGGGATGCCGGAGCATTCATCGAAATTCCTTCGCCGGCCAGGCCGGCGTTTCTGTGAGAGGGTTTGCGAACCGAGATCAGCCTTCGAAGTTGACCCGGCGATACGGGTACTTCTCGGTCGCCGACTTGATGTGCTTGCCGAAGTGCGAGCCGATCGACTCCGCGCCCTGAAACGCGGCGAAGTCCTCGGCGGTGAAGTTGTCGTAGTGGTAGACGCTGCTCGGCTCGCCCTTGCTGTTCTTGAAGCGGATGGCGAGCGTGTTGCTGGCCGCGTCGTGACCGATGCTGTGGATCTGCGAGGACTCGACGGGCTTGAGAGCTATCAGGTTGGTCGTCATTGCGAATTCCTTGCCGGCGCTGCCGGCGTGTTGTGATTAGTGGCCGGTAGCGAGCGCAATGAGTGTCGTGATCGCTACAAGGCCGAGGTAGACGCCGATGAACTGCCACTCGGCACGGGTGAGGGGCTTGCGTGCATTCGCTGCAGCGCGGATGTGGGTGAGGTATTCGTTCATGCCGCAGTCGTCCCGGTCGGCACGACGTTGCGGAAGCGGCGGCCGTGCTCGTACGAGACCGACTCGGGCGTGCGCTCTTCGAGCAGCGGCAGACCGGCGTGGATCGCGGCACGCATCTCCGCCTCGGTGACGCCGTGCTGTCGGCCGTAGCGGCGAATGCGGCGGGCGTACTGCATGTGGGTGGTCGGGACGACGGTGCTCATACACGGAACTCCTTGTTGGCTTTGGTCTCGGCCTTCTCGGCCACATAGGTCGGGACGTGGTCCCGCATCAGCTCGGCGGCGCGCACTAGGTCGCCGTCGCGGAAGAGGGCGACGATGCGATTGCAGGTCCGGGGATCGAAGAGCGCGTCGCTCAAGCCTTCGGCGAAGGTCTCGTCGTCGGCGAGCAGCTGCGTCTCGGTGGTCGCGATGAAGTCGCGAACCTGAGCCTCGTGGTCGAAGGCGTCGCATACAGCGCGGTCGACGCGGGGTTCGTAGGCGCTCATTCCGCACCGTCCAGCGCCTGGGCGGCGAGATCGGTGTAGTGGCCCTTGGCCTTGGCGATGCCGATGGCACGCTCGAACAAGGAGATGGATGCGCGGTTGAGGGCCTCGTAGGCCGTGTACGCCTCACGGAGGACCGCCGGCGGCGTTGCCGTGTCGGCTTCGAGCTCGGCGATCAGGTCGTTGACCTTCATCGCCTGGCCACCGACGCGCACGCCGGCGGCGAAGGCCGGGCTATCTGCGCTGACGAAGGTGAGGGACATGGGCATCTCCAAGCCGGGGTTGTCCGGCGCTGGAGAGAAGTCTAGAGAAATGAACTTTACTAAGTCAAGGAAAATGAACTTCCGTAGTTCAGCTTAATGAACTTGTGTTCAGGGACCGTTTACTTTCGCGGAATGAGCTGGGAGGCAAGGCTAGGTTGGCGGCTGACGCTCAGCGTCTCGCTGGTGCGCGAAACGACGATGTCTTCCCCGCGGTTCCAGTAGAGGATCTTTCGCGAGCCACCTTTGCGGATCGACGGCTGCCCCAAGGTCGCGGTGACGGCTGGCATAACCGACGCATTGACGCCAACTCTTATCTGGCTTGCAGTGGCCGGCGCGCCGGCGAAGCTGATGTGACCGCGGGAGTAGGGCGCTCCGAAGGCGTTGCCGTCGGGTATGGAGCACTCTTGGCCCTGCGTGGATGTCTTGCAGTTCGTCGCTCCGAGCCGCTTCGCCTCTTCGATTCCCATCCCAATGGTGTAGCCACCGATGGAATGCCAAGGAGAGGTGGTTGGAGATGCTGGCGCGGCGCTCGTCGCGGGTTTCTCGGACGCGGGAGCCTTAGCTGGATCGCGGTTTGTTCCCAGCCAGACGCCGCCGCCGATGATGGCCATCAGAATAAGTCCCGAGATCTTCTGCGCGGCTGGACTGGGCTGTCGCGTTTGAGCGGTAGAACCGCGCGTCGCCTTGGAGCCACCTATCTTTTGGCGGTAGCTAACCCCTGTGCCTGGTATGCCTGTGTTGACGTAGGTGCCGCTCCTTCCGACTGATACGCTCGATCCACGCGGACCGATGGTTACGCTGCTAGCGCCGCGCTTCCCGATGTTCACACGTAGACCCGGAGCGATCTTGATCGACTTGCGGAACCTGAAGCCCATGGCTTTTCCTTGCGAGCGTAGTTAGAGGCCCCCTGGGCCGCTGCGGTCGATAACCCGACCGATGACTAGGAACCGATCACTGTCCTGACTGATGTACTCGTCGGGGTAGGTGGCTTTATCGACACTGTCCGACACGATCCGAATCTGTCCGTCGGCCATTTTGAAGATCCGCTTGATCTTCACCTCGTCGCCGAGGGCGACGACGAAGACGCGGCCGCTGACAATCTTTGTGGACCCGAGGTCTATCACCGCACGGTCGCCGTGGAACAGCGTGCGCTCCATGCTGTTGCCCCGTACGCCCATCACCCGAAGGTTCTCGGCTTTTGCGCCCATCCTCTGGAGCCAGTCGATCGTGAACCGCTGACGGTACTTGGTCGGGATGAATTCGGGCGTCAATGCGCCGGGACCCGCGCTCACTTCGATATCCACGCCCTGCACCCAGACCTCCTTGTTCGCATCGAACTCCTCGTCATCCTCCACCGCCTCGATCTCGTAGGCTGGGATGATGACGCGTCTGGGGCCGGTTTCGTCCATCGGTAGCTCGCCGGTCAGCAACCACTCGCGGCGAATGTGGAGTGCAGCACATATGCCGTCTACGGTGGTTGCGCGCACCTTCTCCGGCCTCGTGAGGTCGTTCAGGATGTTGTAGACGGTCCCCTTCGATACGGACAGCCTGGCGATCAGCCAAGGCGCCTTCTGTTCCCGGGCGTCCAGCGCGGCTTGAAGCCGCTTCCCCATAGTAGTCATGTCTAGAATTCTAAACTTTTGACAGTCCAGAGTGCTTGACTGTCGTAAGTTCATAGAACTAGACTCGCGCCCATGGAAATGACCAAGCGCAACGTACGCCGTGCCCTCGGCTTTCGCCGAGACATCGAACTCGCCCGCTTCTTCGGCGTCAGCAAGGGCGCGGTAAGCCAGTGGCCGGAGGGCGAAGCCATCCCCGAGGTCCGTCAATGGCAGGCCAAGGCTAAGCGGCCGGATCTCTTCGGCGATGAGTCGATCAAGGCAGCCTGATCTCCCCTCTGGTTCCAGCTTCCCTGTGTCCATGGTGTGCACCTTAGCGCCGGACCACCGCCAATTCTCCATGAACACGAGAGCACGTCTCATGCATTACCTCGACGCAGCCTTGCAGACCGTTTCCGACTACCCGGGTGGGGCGGCCTCGCTCGCGCCACGTGTAGGCATGACGGCGGGCATCCTGAGCAACAAGGTCAATCCCAACTGCTCGACCAACCACCTTAGCCTGGTGGATGCGGATCGGATCATGTCTGTGACGAATGACTTCTCGATCCTTCAGGCGCTCAACGCCAAGCACGGCTTCGCTACGGTCCGCATCGAGAATCCTGACAACGCCAAGGGTGTCCTGCACGGCATGCTCGATCTCGGCGTTGCTGAGGGCGACTTCTCCCGCGAGCTGCACGATGCCCTGGCCGACGGACGCATTACGCCCAACGAGATGAGCGCGCTCGGGAAGGCCTCGCTCTCTTACCAAGGCGCTTTGATTGGATTGCTTCGCCGCCTGCACGATGAGCATTCGAGGCAGGGCGGGAGCACGGTGGGGGTCTGATGTCTGCCGCAGAAGACCAGCTCGAACTGTTCCAGCGGCGAAACCGCGCGGCTGACGCGGTCATTTCTCCCGGTGGATCGGTCCGTGGTGTGAATAATGGGGTGGGACCAACCAACGAGGTCCCGCCTGTGTCGACCCTGCGCCGAATCGAAACACCAGCCGCACGTTCCACCGATCCCCAATCTTCCCATGACGCCGCTGATCTGCACATGGCGCGCGGCCTTCGGCAGACCCACATCGCCGTGGTCGCTGCTGCCGTGCGCGCGTGCCCAGGCCTCACCAGCGCGGAGATAGCTGCGCGCACTGACCTAGAGCGCCACGAGGCCGCACGTCGTCTCCCTGATGCAATGACCGCGGGTGTCGTGCGGAAGGGCCCTGCGCGCGTCTGCACGATGAGCGGCAAGCTGGTCACGACATGGTGGCCTGCGTGAGCACGACGCTTATGGGCCAGTGCTGGCCGCTCAAGATGCAGCCGACGGCGAAGTCGGTACTGATCTCATTGGCCGACAACGCCAACGATCAGGGCTACTGCTGGCCGTCGATCGCGACCATCTGCATCCGTACCTGCTTCAGCAAGCGGGCTGTCATTGATGCGATCGCCTGGCTGGAGAGTGCCGGAGCGCTAGTGGCAGATCGGACGAATGGTCGCCATACAACCTACGTCGTCACTCCTTCGAAGTACGTTGAACCGGTGCAGCAGGCGCACCAGTGCGAGAAAAGCACCGGTGCACCTCCCGCATCGGAACCGGTGCAGCAGGCGCACCAACCGGTGCATCTCCCGCACCAACCGGTGCAGCAGCCGCACACTAACCATCAAGAACCATCAATAACCGTCAAGGAAAGCAACCGTCAATCTGCGCGTGCGGATGACGCCACGGATCGCTTCGACGAGTTTTGGTCCGCCTACCCCCGGAAGGAGGGGAAGAAGGACGCGGCCAAGGCCTGGGCGAAGCTCAACCCGAGTTCCGACCTCGTGGCGACGATCCTCGCTGCGCTGAGCGTCCAGTCGAAGAGCCCAAAGTGGTTGGAGAAGGGCGGTCAGTTCGTACCGCACGGATCCACGTACCTCAACGGCGAGCGCTGGACCGATCAGGTAATTCCTGCGGCGCAAGACGTCGTGGTGACCGGCGCGTTCGCTCCGCGAGGCAAGCAGCAGCAGCTGGAAGAGCGCAACCAACGCGTCGCCGACGAGTGGCTCGCCGAGCAATCCGCCGCATCACAAAATCAACGCTGACCTGGCAACGACCATGCAAGACAACGAAAGCACAAAATTCGCTGATCTGTTGACGGCCGCTATGGCGTACTACGGCAAGGAAGCATCGAAGTTCATGCTGAGCATCTTCTGGGATGCCTTGAAGCGCTTCGAGTTCGACGACGTGTCGCGGGCCTTTAGCCTGCACGCGCAGAATCCCGACAACGGGCAGTGGGCGCCTAAGGTCGCCGACATCGTAAAAATGATCGAGGGGTCGACGCAGACACAGGGCATGCAGGCCTGGGCGAAAGTGGCTGCCGCGATTGCCTCCGTCGGCAAGATGCGTTCGGTGGCTTTTGATGATCCGCTCGTGCACGTGGTGATCGGCGAGATGGGTGGCTGGTATTCGCTTTGCTCATCGATGGCAGAGGAAATGCCGTTCAAGGCGCGCGAATTCGAGAAGCGCTACCAGGGCTACCGCGTCCGCCGCGAGGTTCCGGCGTTCTCTCCGTACCTGATCGGTGGCCACGAGTCCGACAACCGACTCAACGGTTTCAAGAACCCAACGAAGCCGGTGCTTATCGGTGACCCGGATCGTGCGGCGCTCGTGATCGAGCGTGGCTCGGAGCAGTCCGTGGTTCGCATCACCGACGGACGCGCCGCCGCAAAGAAGTTGGCGAACCGCCTCGGCGTCGCGCGCCAGGCGAATGACGATCCCGAACCGCCGAGGGCAGCGTGATGGAGACACTCGACCTATTTGTTGCTGACGCAATCGTGCGGCGAGGCGAGGCCGCTGAAGCGCGCGAGGCAAGCCATCGCCGCAGCTGGAAAGTTTGTTGGGGGTGGGATGGACCCGTAGCAGGCGAGACGGCATCAATATCATCGGTCTTCGCCCAATGTGTCGACGGCCGGACTATCTACGCCTACACGGAGAAGGTCCGCCTGGTCGAGCAGCAGGCAGATGGTCGGTGGCTCGCGGTCATAAACATGGGCGAGGTTCGAGGGAAAGCCTGGTGGAAGGACGGCACGCAGGTCCTTCTGGGAATACTCGACATCTGGCCGCCGGTGGATGATCTGCGCGCGGCGCGAGGTGCAGCATGAGCCGCGTATCTAACCGTATCGTCGCCGCACTTCGGCTTCGCCCGCTGACCATCGCGGAGCTGACGCCCATGGTGTTCTCCACGCCGTGCCACGTGCGTAAGTGCCTTGCCGACCTCGCCACGGAAGGAAAGGTCAGGAAGGGGCCGCCGGCGCCGCGCGCCGGGCGCATGGGCGCGATACCGCACTTCTGGGAGTCCACATGAGTGCCACCCTCAATATCGGGTTGACGGCCTACTACGTCACCGGCGGCCTCGTCTTCGTCAAGGTGCCCAGCGAGCGCGGCCGGTACATGCTTACCGACATGTCCGTGATCGCGGTCGAGTGCCCGCACTGTGGTGCGCTGATCGGCGAGCCCTGCCGGCGCGGCATGTGGCGGAACAAGCAACTGTGGGTCAGCACAATCCACCGCCACGAAAACCAGAAGCCAAACAGCCACGGTATCGGCGTGCATTGCATCCGAAAGACCGAGGCTCGCCGAGTACATGGATGCGGATGGCAGAAGAAGTTCGCCGCCTACAAGGTCAAGCTCGATATGGCAGATGTCAACGAGGCTATGGCTGACGCTGCCGATCTGCGTCCTGCTCACGAGGCTGATGTCATCGATTTCGCGGTCACGCGGAAGGTGGATGCCACATGACCGCCGTCGTCGTGAACAGCGCCGAGCGCCTGCAGAGCATCCTGGGCGATATCCGCGAGCAGTGGGGGAAGCACCATTACCTGCGGGTGACCATCAAGACCGGCAAGGATCGTTCGCTCGACCAGAACGCCATTTCGCACGCCTGGTACGAGCAGATCTCTCGCGAGCTTCGCGAAGACACACCGGACGACGTCAAGGCTGAGTGCAAGCTGCGTTTCGGCGTGCCGATCCTGCGCGCGCATGACGACGACTTCCGTGAGATCTACGACGCGTCCATGAAGGGCCACCTGTCGTACGAGCAGAAGCTGCGGGCTATGCGCCTGTTGCCGGTGACATCGCTGATGACGGTCCAGCAACTGAGCCAGTACCTCGAGGACATGCAGCGGCACTACGCCCGGGTCGGTGTGATGCTTGAGTTCCCGGAAGATGCGCGCCCGCGCAGGCGGGCAGCATGAAGCGGTCAGCCGAGATGAAGCGAACGAAGCCCATGCGGCAGCGCAAGCCCATGGTGAAGCGGTCACGGCCGAAGATGACCGCCGCTCGCAAGGAGGCGCAGGGCAGGCCGTGCACGATCCGCATCCCGTGCTACTGCGAGCCGAACCCGGAGACGAGCGTGCTCGCCCATTACCGCCTGGGCACTGGCGGCGGCCAGAAGCCGGACGATGAGCAGGCCGCAGACGCGTGCTTCGTCTGCCACGAGATCGTCGACGGCCGAATGGAAGCACCGGAGTTCACGAAAGACCAGATCCGCCTCTGGCATGCCGAGGGCGTGCTGAGGACCCAAGAAGCCCGACGCCAGGAGGCGGCATGAAAGCGGCAGAGATCAAGACGAAGTTCCCTACCGAAGCGGCCCTGTGCGACCTATTCATTGCCGACATGCGCGAGATGGGCGGCTGGACGATCTACCCAGAAACGGTGGGCTTCGACATTCTTCTCGTTAGGGACGCTACCGGACACCAGTTGGGGGTCGAGGCGAAGCTGTCACTGAACGCGAAGGTGGCGGACCAGATCATTCCGGACCTACACATGGGGTACGCGACCGAGGGAAAGGAAGGGCCGGACTTCCGCGCCGTCATCGTGCCTTACATAGGTGAGGCATCCGAGGGTATCGCTAAGATGCTCCGGATTCTCGGTGTGCAGGTGTGGTCTCCCGACGAATACGAGCGGTCGACTACCTTCATGCACTTCCAGCTAAGCCGACACCGAGGTGATGTGCGGGAATGCGATGCGACTGCAGGTGATCTTCTACCGTGGGATCTCGCTTGGCACGACTGGAATCCGGCGCGCCGATGCCTCCTCCCCGAGATCGTGCCGGAGGTGCGCGCAGGCGTCCCGTCGCCAACCATGCTCACCCCGTGGAAAATCGGTGCTCTAAAGGTGATTGCCGATCTCGAAGTATTCGGTTTCGTCACGGCGAAGAGTGTGCGCGACCACAGTATCGACGCGCGCCGCTTCTGCGCGAGCGACGGATGGCTGACGTCACTGGGCGGCGGACGTTGGGCGCGCGGGAAGCTACCGCGTTTCGAGGATCAGCATCCCGAGGCATACGCCCAGGTGTTGGCCGCCACCCGTGAGCGCGCTGCGCAGGCAGTGGCCGCATGATCCTCGCCGTCGACCCTGGCACCACTGAATCAGGATGGGCGGCGTACCGTGGCGACCCGTGGGGCGGTGGAGTTGTGGCCGCCTCTGGCGTCATGCCGAACGAGGAAATCCGCGATCGCTTTCGCAGCGTGGATTTCTCGCCATGGCCAGCCGAGATCGCCATCGAGATGATCGCCAGTTACGGCATGCCCGTTGGCACCGAGGTGTTCGAGACCTGCGTCTGGATCGGCCGGTTCATCGAGGCGCTCGATGGCCTCGTCCCGGTGAGGCTCATCTACCGCAAGGACGTGAAGATGCACTTATGCGGCACGACGCGAGCGAAGGACTCCAACATCCGTCAGGCGCTTATCGACAAGCTCGGCGCCCCAGGCACGAAGAAAGCGCCCGGCGGTACGTATGGCGTGAAGTCGCATGCGTGGCCGGCGCTCGCCGTGGCGGTCACTGCTTCGGAGATCCGATGAGCCAGCACTCCAAGGCAGCGGCGATCCGCGCCGCGCTCGCCGCAGGCCCAGCAACCACGTCTGATCTATCCGCCCAGCTCGGCTGGCCTGGGCCGTATGTAGCCGCGCAACTGAGCGTGATGTGCAGGCGCGGCACCATCCGTCGCGCTGACTACATCGGCCCCGACAACCGCCGACGCTGCCTCTGGTCGCTCGGCAGGAGGTCCTCTTGAATGACCGTCTACCACCACCTGGCTCACGCGCTGCGGATTATGCGGATCGAGCCGGACTACACGAAGTGGGGGCCGCTTCTCGACATGCTGACCCCGGAGGCGCAAGCCGAGTGCCGGCCCTGGCTACGCGAAGAGGTCCGCATGAAGCGGCTCCCCAGACAGCCACGGGCTTCGAGGGAATCCCCACCAGCATCCTCTCGCTCCAACTTGAGCAGGCCCGCGACGACCTCAAGGCCTCGCAAAGGCGCTCCGCGCTAATTCGCCGTGAACTAAAACGCCGTAAACGCCACACCACCAGCTGACCGATCTCAGGGGACCCTATGAACGAAGCAATCCAGAAAGACCGCGCCGGTTTCCTTGAGCGCCTTGGCCAGCTCGCCGGCACCACAGCGTGGCGTGAGCCGGGCAGGGTAGGCGGCGGGTCACCGTACGCGGCCCGAGGCATGACCACGGAGAACACCTTGGCGCTTGCCCTGGCCATGGCACGGAAGAACGATCGTGACGTTGGTCCATGGGTCGCGTACTCGATGGCAACGGGCGTCGAAGACCATCGCAGCGAGATCGTTACCTGGCTGGCCGACAAGCTGATCGCCGGCGCCGGGCACATCGCATCGCGCAACGCGGACCGGATGCTCGTCGTTTCCGCGGTGTGCTATCGGAACGTCGTACTGAATCAGCCTCGCTACGACGCACCAAAGCGTAGCCCGAAGGACTTCGATCTGCTGGTGAGCATCGGAGTGGGCTGGCTGTGGATGACGATGGAGGCGGCGGTCGAGCGGGCAGAGTCAGCACTGAGGGGCAGCGCGGAACGTGGATCGCGCGCGCCCGCGAAAATGTCCCCGAAAGCCGCTTGACGTCAAGGGGGTAAATGCGTAGATTTCGATACACCTCGGAATCCCACCGAAGAAAAGCCCCGGATCGCCTCCGGGGCTTTTTGTTTCTTCGCTCAGTCGTACACGCGTTCTCGAACGGTCGTCGCTGGGTGCTTCTCGGCATATTCCTTAGTGACCAACTGTCCGGTCTTCGCATCGCGATAGATGTAGTGCCAGGTCCCTGATTTCTTCGTTGCCATCGGTTTTCCCTCGTGTGCCCGCGCATGGGCCATAGGAAGATGTGGCCGGGACCGGTCGCACCAATAGGAATTTTTCCAAGGTCAGGCCTGTTACATGCACGCCCTCGCCCTGGCGTGAGCCGCTGCGGTGCTGCCACCCCTTGCGCTTTCCTCCCTGGAGCGCGTCCGGTCTCCCGACGGACATGGCTAGCTGAGCCTGACCACCTTACCAACGGGCCGCAGCGCTAGGCGCGGGCCCATTTCACTGTGATGCCGATGACGACCTCGAACTTCCCCGCCAGCCTGAAACTGACGCTGGCCTATGAGGGCGGCTATTCGAACCATCCGAAGGATCCGGGCGCTGCAACCATGCGCGGGATCACTCAGGCGGTGTACGACGACGACCGCAGCGACCGGCGCCTGCCGAAGCGCGACGTCCGCCAGATCACCGATGCCGAAGTAGAGGCAATCTATCACCGGCGGTACTGGGACCTGGTCCACGGCGACGAGCTGCCCACCGGCGTCGATTACACGGTGTTCGACTTCGCGGTGAACTCGGGTGTTCGCACCGCAGCTCGCAAGCTGCAGGAGATAGTTGGCGCGGTCGCCGACGGAGCCATTGGGGCGAAGACGGTCGATGCCGTGGGCAGGTTCGTCGCCTCCCGTGGTGCCGTGGTCCTCGTCGTGCTGCTCTGCAGGGCGCGGATGGAGTACCTGCGTAGCCTGGACACCTTCTCGACCTTCGGGAAGGGCTGGCAGGCGCGCGTTATGGGCGCACTGGACGGACAGCAGGATGGCGACACGGGCGTGATCGATCGCGCTGCGGCCATGGTCATAGATAAACCGGCACGCCCGCCCGCCACCGTGGCGGAAACGCCGAAAACGTATAGCGCGGTGGAATCGTGATGGGCCCGGAAGATCCTAACCACGGATGGCTACAGGCTGCGGCTTTCGCCACCTTCGCGACGCTTGCCGGCGTGTTGGGCCGAGTGGTCCGCACCCTGGACTCGCATCAACCCGTTCAATTCTGGCCGACGTGCGTGCAGGGGCTCGCGTCTGGCTTCGTGGGGCTGCTCGTGATGTGGCTATGCCAGATCGCGGGGCTCAGCCTTCAGTGGACGGCTGTCACGGTCGGCATCAGCGGATGGCTCGGCGCGGAAGCGTCGATTCAAGTCATCCAGCGTGTCGTGTGGAAGCAGCTGGGCCTCAATCGGAGCAAAGACAATGATCAACCTCCTGCGTAGTGCCTGGACCTTCCTGACGTCGAAGGCCCGCCTGATCATCGAATACGGGCTGATCGCCGCCTTCGTGGCGCTCGCCGGCTGGTCGGTCGCCACCTGGTGGATCAACCGGGACACGGTGAACTCGCTGTCCGCGAGCGTGACGGACCTCTCCGGGCAACTGGGCGGGGTCACCCACGACCTGAACGCCCAGGTGGAAGCGAATCGGGATCAGGACACGGCGATCGCCGAGCTGAAGCGCCTAAGGGCGATCGACAGCAAGGCGCTGGATGAGCTTCAAGGCGAGCTGAGCAAGGCCGACACCAAGGGCGACAACGTGCGCCGAAAGGTCGCCGAGCTGGAGAAGAGCAATGCGGATGCGAAAGCCCTACTGGATACTGCTGTGCCTCCTGACCTTGGCTGCGTGCTCGACGGCACCCCGTGCCCCGGCACCGGTGGTCACCAGCCGCACGGTGGTTGAGACCGCCAAGCCCGGCGAAGGCCTGCTGAAGCTCTGCGAAGCACCGGTGTTCAAGCCGACCCTCGTGGTGGGCGACATTCAAGAGAACAAGACCCGGGCTGAGGTCGCCTTCGACAAGTGCGCGGCGCGGATGCGCTGCCTTGTCTGGTGGGTGAGTGAAGCCGGGCATGACACGCCGCCGGCAGAGTGCGCCTCAAGCCACTGAGGAGGACCGAGGGCGCTTAATCGACGTAGGACATGCCGGGCGGTGGGCTGGGTCGCTGCGGCTTCGATGGGACGATGTTGTGGAGGCGACAAAACTCGAGAGCGAGGGCCGTAAGGCCGTATCCGTACCCCAGCCCCATATGAATCGGTTCCACTTTAATCCACCGGGCTTCGGCGAGTGTCTCGATAGCAAGCTGGATGTCTCGCCTTCCAACGTGGGCAGGAGCGAGCTTGGCTATGTGCTCGACCAGGGCATCGTCTTCGACGGCTTGGTCCGTGGCGCGCATAACCGCGATCACGGCTTCCGCCACTTCATCCGGAACATACCGACGCGGGCTGAAATATTGCTTGCGACGGCTGCGTGCTCGTATCCACAGCCCCAAAGCTGAGAGCAGCGCCATGGCAGAGAAGCTCACAACAAGCCATAAGGGAACCGTCACTGGCTGCACTAGCGCCGCGGTGAACGGTTTGATGTCCTTGAGCGCTGCACCCGCGGTGATGATGCCGGTACTCGCTACCGTGCCGAGAATGGCTACCGTCAATGGATGGGATAGGAAGGCCTTCAGACCCATTTAGTTCCCCTGCGTATCCCGCGGTGCGGGAGCGACGTCCCAAGGATAGTAGATGCCAAGCCACGAAAAAAAGGCGCCTGACTGGGAGCGAATCGAAGCCGACTACAGGGCGGGGCTCCTCTCCGTCCGAGAGATTGCCGTAGCCCAAGGCGTCTCACACGTCGCCATCGGCAAGCGTGCCAAGCGCGATGGGTGGGAGCGCGACCTAGGCGCGAAGATCAAGGCCAAGGCCGAGGCACTGGTTACCAGTAGGACGGTTACCAAAGAGGTTACCGCTCAGAGGGTGGCAACCGACCGGGCGATCATTGAGGCAAACGCCGAGGTCATCGCCAACGTCCGTATCCAGCATCGGCAGGACATTGGCCGGGCTCGCACGCTGGCCATGGGCTTGCTGGCGGAGCTGGAGATCCAGACATCGAATCGTGAGCTTCTCGAAGAGCTTGGTGAGGTGCTGGGTGGAACGGATACAGAGTCCGGCCTGTCCGACAAGATGATCGCGCTGTACCAGGCGGTAACCAGCCTGCCGGGTCGGACCAAGACAATGAAGGATCTCGGCGACACGCTGCACAAGCTCATCGGGCTGGAGCGTGACGCCTACAACATAGGTTCCGCCGGCGACAGTCCGCCGGGCGGTGGTCAGGTGGTGGCAGTCGATGCGCAACAAGTCGCAACCGCTCTCGCCAAGCTCAGAGCCGATTTCTGACGACCCGGTCTATCACGAGGTCCTGAAGCAGGAGTGCGAGCGCGACCACCTGATGTTCACCCGGGTGTTCTTCAAACACCGGCAGGGCATCAAGTTCCGCGTCAACTGGCACCACGTGCTGCTCTCTGAGGAGATCGAACGGGTCATAGAAGGCAAGACGCAGAACTTGGTGATCAACGTGCCCCCGGGCTCGTCGAAGACCGAGATGGTGGCGATCAACCTGATGGCGCGCGGTCTCGCGCGGAACCATCGGGCGCGCTTCCTGCACATCTCGTACTCCGATGACCTGGCGCTGCTCAACTCGCAGACCGCGAAAGAGCTGGTGCAATCCGATGAGTTCCAAGCGCTGTGGCCGCTGGCGATCGCCGACGATGCAAAGGCAAAGAAGCGCTGGAACGTGGTGGTCGACGGTAAGAAGGCCGGTGGTGTCTACGCCGTCAGCCTTGGCGGCCAGATCACCGGCTTCCGCGCCGGGCACATGGATGACGGGTGGCAGGGCGCGATCGTCATAGACGACCCGCTGAAGCCCGAGGACGCATACAGCAAGCCGAAGCGCACCGCGGCCAACCGCCGCCTGCTCTCGACGGTGAAGAGCCGAAAGGCAAACCCGCGCACGCCGATTATCGTGATCATGCAGCGCTTGGCCGATCAGGATGTCTCCGGCTTCATCGCCGCGGGTAACCTGCCCGGCGAGTGGCGCCACGTGGTGATCCCTGCGCTGATCGACGACGCCTACGTTGCCAACCTGCCCGAGCACATCCGGGGAATGGTGGACAGCGGCGAGCGGGACGAGAAAGGCCGCTTCAGCTACTGGCCCTACAAGGAGCCTCTAGACGACCTGCTGGCAATGGAAAAGGGAGCGCTCGCTGATCAGGACGGCGCGAAGGTCTCGCGGTTCGTGTTCAACGCGCAGTACCAGCAACGGCCGACGGCTCTGGGCGGAGACATCATCAAGACGGCGCACTTCGGTCGCTGGTCGGTGCTGCCTCGCCTGGTCGCACGCAAGATATTCGCCGACACGGCCCAGAAGACGGCGGAGCGCAACGACTACAGCGTGTTCCTACACGTCGGACTGGGCGACGACGGCAAGCTCTACCTGTTGGACCTGCTGCGCGGGAAGTGGGAGGCGCCGGAGCTACGGCGGCGTGCCTTCGACTTCTGGGCGAAGCACAAGCCTTATGACCACAAGCTCGGCACGCCGCTGCGAAAGCTGATGATCGAGGACAAGGCCAGCGGCACCGGCCTCATTCAGGACATCAAGAAGGGCGAGCCGGGAAAGGGCGTCATCCCCGTGGAGGGCATCCAGCGGTCCACGGACAAGCTCACGCGCGCCATGGACGTCGTGTCCTACATCGAGTCGGGATACGTCATGTTGCCCGCCGATGCTCCCTGGGTGAATGACTTCCTCGCCGAGTGCGAGGCCTTCACCGCCGACGACACGCACGAGCACGACGATCAGATCGACCCGCTGGTCGACGCCATCAACGACATGCTGGCAAACGGCAGCAAGAACTGGAGCTGGGTATGAGCCGACGCAACCGCCGTGGCGGACAGAAAGCCGCGGCGACGACGTCGGACAGGCGCCGGACCTCGTCGTCTGACAGTCTTCAGAACCTCGTTGCAGGCCTCGGTGACGCCCGCGACAAGGCGAGCTATAGCCGCTATGTCATGGGTCGGGTCATCGAGCAGCAGGAGCTGGAAACGCTGTACCGCACGAACTGGATCGCCGGTAAGGTCGTAGACATCCCGGCGGCTGACATGACGCGGGCGTGGGTCACGCGCAAGACGGCGTTGACCGACGAGCAGATGAAACCGTTCTACGCCCTTGAGAAGCGGCTGAAGCTGAAGGCCAAAGTTCGGGACGCTCTCGCCTGGGGTCGTCTCTACGGCGGCTCCGCGATCTTCATCCACGTGAAAGGTCAGGATCCGAAGTCGCCACTTGACCCCGCCACGGTGCAGCAGGGCGCGAACGTGTCGCTGCACGTCTTCGACCGATATCGCGCTACGCGTGGTGGCGGGTCGGTGGTGCAGGACCCGATCAGCGAGATGTTCGGCCAGCCGGACACGTTCCGGATCGCCGGGACCTCGCTGGAGGTACATCACAGCCGCATGATCCAGTTTCAAGGCGCCGAGCTGCCTTGGCAGCAGTACGTCACTAACGGTTACTGGCACGACTCGGCGATCCAGCGCCTGTATGACTCGCTGACGCGCTACGACACGGTCACGCAGGGCACGGCCTCGATGTTCTTCGAAGCGGTGGTCGACGTGCTGAAGGTCGCCGGCCTGGGCGAGATGCTCTCGACCGACGAGGGCACGGACCTGGTCAAGAAGCGCTTCGGCCTCGCGGCCATGATGAAGTCGTTCAACCGGGTCCTGCTGATCGACGGCAACGATGACCACAGCCAGAAGACCAACAGCTTCGCCGGCGTGAAGGACGTCATACAGCAGTTCATGAGCGATATCGCGGGCGGTGCCGACATTCCGGCCACCCGCCTGTTCGGTAAGTCGCCGGACGGCATGAACGCCTCGGGTGACAGCGACACGCGGAACTACTACGACCGAGTAAGCGCCGATCAAGAGGACAAGGTGCGGCCTCCGCTGGAGCTTCTGGACGAGGTGATCTTCCGAGCCAGCATCGGTGTCTACCCCGACGATCTGGAGACGACATTCAACCCGCTCTGGCAGATGTCGGACACGGAGAAGGCCGCGCTCGAGAAGACCCGCGCCGACCGCGACGCCGTCTACCTGACCAACGGGGTCGTGTCCGAGGGCGTGGTAGCGGCCGAGCTGTTGGAGAACGGCACGTACTCGAAGATGACCCCGCGTGACGTGGAGCTGGCGAAGCAACTCGCCGGCCCGGTGGACGACCCTGATGCTGACCCTGCCGCAACTATTGAAGCACCAGGGTCGAAAGATCCGGCGACGCAAGTTGCGTCCGACCCGGCCCAGCCGATCGGCGGAGGCGTCGTACAGGTCTGACCTGCTGGATCTGGTCGCGCAGATGCGGGCCGCTGTCATCGAAGAGGTGTTGCCGGTCCTGCGGTCGGAGCCATCGCTCACGCGTGACGCTCCGGCCGACGGTGGCGGATCATTTGGGGTCAGCTTCGCTGAGGCAGTGGAGCGCTCGCTGGCGAATGCCTCGAAGCGATTCGGCGGGATCGATCAGTGGGCTTCACGCGTTGCCGCAGCCGCGGCCGGGCGTGTCGACAAGCAGGCCACCACCACCATCGTCAGCTCGGTGCGGAGCGCCTTCGGGATCGACATCACGCCGCTGATGTCCATGTCCGACGTGCGGGCCACGATCAACCTGGCGAAGGCCGCGAACGTCAGCCTCATAAAGTCGGTGCACAGCACCTACTTCGACAAGATCGGCAACGCAGTGTTGTCCGGCGTCACGCAGGGCAGGCGGGCGTCTGACCTTGCCGACGACATCGAGAAGATCACCGGCGTCACCGAGTCAAGGGCAAAGCTCATCGCCCGGGACCAGACAGGAAAGATGAACAGCGCGATCACCAAGGCGCGCCACGGGGAGCTCGGGTTGACCGAGTACACGTGGCAGACCTCGGAGGACGAGCGCGTGCGCGACTCACACGCCGCGCATGACGGACAGGTCTTTCGGTGGGACGACCCGCCGGCGGACACGGGACACCCCGGCGAAGACATTCAGTGCCGGTGCGTGGCGATCCCCTACGTGAAGATCGAAGACGACGACGAATGAAGCTGACCCTCGACCTTCTCAGTGCTCGCCGGATGACGGCCGAGGGCTACCTAATCGTGCCCGCGCGCATCGCGCGTGTCGGTACGCAGGAGTACCAGGCATCGGAGATAGGCCTCGACGGCGATCCGGATCGGTTTGTAAACGTCTACCGGCCGGAATCCGAAGTATTCGATCCGGAGGCGATTGCCTCGTTCGATGGCCTGCCCATCACGGACGATCACCCTGGCGAGTCAGTCACGGCCGACAACTGGGGCCAGTACGCGGTCGGCTTCGTACGCAACCCGCGTCGCGATGGCGACTACCTCGTTTGCGACCTGTGCATCACCAAGCGCAGCGCGATCGACAAGATCAAGTCAGGGAAGGTCGAGCTCTCGGCCGGCTATGGCGCCGATTACATAGACAAGCCTGGCACGACGGCGGACGGGCAACCGTACGACGCCATGCAGGCAAACATCCGCGGCAACCACGTAGCCATCGTGGACGCCGGTCGCTGCGGCCCTGCTTGCCGGGTGTCGGACAGCAAACCTCAAACCCGAACGGGAGAACCACCCATGGCAAAGCGCCGCATCACCGTGGACGGCATTAACCTCGAACTCGAAGAGACCGAGGCCAGTGCCGTCGAAAGCATCGCCAGCAAGCTGCAGGCCGCAACCACCCAGGTGGGTCAGCTGGAATCCGACCTCGACGCGGCCACCGCGCCGATCGACGTCGGCGGTTCGAACATGACCCCGCAGCAGATGGTCGCCGAGATCGCTCGCCTCAAGTCCGAGCTGGCCAAGGCGACGTCTGCCGACGAAGTGCCGGAAGCCCGTGACGCCGCTATCGCCGCCGCGACGAAGGTCATCGGAGACGCGAAGCGTCTCGTACCGGCCATCGTCACCGACTGCAAGCCGCTCAATGCGATCCGTCGCGAGGTCGTCGTTGCTGCCTACGCGAACCAGAAGCCGATGCTCGACGCCCTCCTGGGTGGCAAGGCTCCGGCCGATGCCGACCAGGCGCACATCGACACGGCGTTCAACGTCCTGTCCGCGTCTGCCCCGGCCGCCGCGAACGTTGACGACGCGGCCAACGATCCGGTCGCCCGGGCGCTGGCCAGCCAGAAGCACGCCACCGCCGACGCGGAAGACCCGCGCGCGGCGTACGCCACCCGTCTGACCACCGCCTACAAGGGCAAGTAAGGAGCAACCCATGTCCCGTCCCGATCTCAGCACCTACGGCGGTCGCCTCCTCGATGAGGGCTACGCTGGCCAGGTCATCGACCTCAACAACCACAGTATCTTCAACTATCGCAACGAGGGCGCCGCGGGCATCGACTTCGGCCTGTTCGTCGTTCGCGGCGCCGCTGCCGATACCTGCAAGCTGCCCGGCGCTGCCGGCGACAAGGTCGTCGGCGTCAGCGTGCGTCACTCGGTGGGCGTCGCCGACATCTCGGGCAACGTCCTCTACCTCCAGAACGCGATGGTTCCGGCGCTGGAGATCGGCCGCATCCGCGTCGTCTGCGAGAACGGCTGCAACCCGGGTGATCCCGTGTTCGTCCGCTACGCCGGCGCCGGTGTGCTTGGCGCGGGCCGCTCGGTGACCGTCGCGAACGAAACCCTCGCTTTCCCGGCTGCCGTCTGGGACAGCATCACCGCCGCCGGTGGCCTCGGCGTCATCCGCATCGTGAAGTAAGGAAACCCTGCCCATGAATTTCAACGAACTCCGTCGTCGGCAGGTGACCGACGCGGTCGCGCGTGCACTGGCCGGCTCCACCGGTATGCAGACCAACGACGCTCCGGAAGCCATGGCTTTCGTCGTGTCGCAGCTCGCGCATGTCGAGGCAACCGTCTACAAACGCGAGCATCAGCCGCTCCAGTACGAGGAGCTGGTGCCGATCGACACGTCGGCCGGTGATTATGCGACTTCAGTCGTCTACCAGATGTACGACTACGCTGGCCGTGGCAAGCGCCACAGTGGTCGTGGTAAGGACATCCCGAAGGTCGATGTGGCCTACGCGCAGAAGACCGTCCCGGTCGTCCTGGGCGTGATCGGCTACGACTACTCGACCGAGGAACTGCGTCAGTCGGCGTTCCTGCGTAAGCCGCTGGATACCTCCCGCGCCGAAGCTGCGATGGACGGCTACGAGCGTCACATCAACGATGTGGCCCTCTTCGGCGAGGACGAGCTGACCGGCCTATTCAACAACCCCTACGTTCCCGTCGTTGCCCCCACCGTCACCGGTTGGATCGGTAAGGATCCGGACACGGTGGTCGCAGCGTTCAGCGCGCTGATCACGCAGATCTGGACCAACAGCAAGTTCGTCGAGATGCCGACGACCGTGCTGCTTCCCGGTACGGTTGTGGCGTGGATGGTGTCGACCCGCCTCCCGAACACGACGATGAACCTTCTCCAGTACGTCAAGGCGAACAACATTGCGAAGGTCGAGAAGAACATCGACCTCGACATTCGCACGGGTTATGACCTCGACACCGCGGGCGCCGGTGGCACGAAGCGCGCCATGATTTACACGAAAAACCCGAGCAAGCTGAAGATGCACTTGCCGATGCCGATCAAGTTCCTCCCACCGCAGGCCGACGGCCTGCTGTTCGAGGTGCCCGGCGAGTACAAGTACAGCGGCGTCGAGTTCATCTACCCGAAGTCGGCTCTCTACGCCGACGGCCTGTAAGACCACCATCACCATGCGACGAAAGGCGGCTACGGCCGCCTTCGTCGTTTCCGGAGCATTGAAATGGCGAAAGTCACTCTGAAGAACAACCGTCTCGGCGATCTCATCGTCGGCGACGTGATCATCCCGCGCGATGGCGGCACCGCCGAGGTCGAAGCGGATGCGCTGAAGGAACACAAGAAGAACCCGGCCGTCGAAGCCTGGTTCGACGACGGTTGGCTGGTCGAGGTGAAGGCTACGAAGGGCGACAAGGCCGAGAAGCCCGCCACGCCTCCGGCAAATCCTCCGGCCCCGCCGGCGCCCTGACCATGACGACGCTGACCGTGGTGGCATTCCGGGACCGATACCCCGAGTTCGCCCCACCGGCGGCGTCGGATGCCCAGGTACAGATCGCGATCGATGACGCCGTTCCGTGGATCTCTGATGTGCGGTGGGGCCCGTTCTACACGCAGGGCCTCGCCGCGCTCGCCGCGCACTTCCTGAAGGGGTCGATTGCCTCGGGCCGGGGACAGTCCGGCGCCGCCGGTGCAGTCACTTCGAAGAAGGCTGGCGACATCCAGCTGACGTATGCCGCGCCCTCCGCAGGATCCGCAGCCGACGTCTGGCTGGCGTCCAGTGCATATGGCCAGCGCTTCCTCGCGCTCCGTCGCTTGGCCGGGATGGGCGCCGTGGTGGCCCCATGAAGCCGGTCACGGTGGTGAAGGACGTCGATCCGAAGAAGTACGCCGACCTGATGCGACGGTTCGCCGAGTTGGCGGGCCACTCGGTGATGGTCGGCATTCCGGAGGGTGAGAACGGCCGCACGGACGAGGACGAGATCGGATCAGCCGGCATCCTCGCCGTTCACGAGTTCGGCGCGCCGAATCTGGGCATACCGGAGCGATCGGTCGTCCGCCGTGCAATCCGCGAAAACATTGGCAAGTACCGCAAGCTCAACGAGCAGAACCTACGCAAGGTGGTACGTGGCGATATGTCGGTGGCTCAAGCCCTCGGCATCCTCGGCGCCGTCGCGGCTGGTGATGTGCAGTTGACGATTCGGAACGCGGACCTCGCGCCGCTGAAGCCGGAGACGATCCGGCGGAAGGGTTCGAGTAAGCCCCTGATCGACACCGGGCAGGTGATCCAGTCCATCACGTTCGAGGTTCGCGATGATTGATGTAGGCGAGATCTTCGACGATCCCGAGTTCGCGCAGGTCATCCCCGTGCAGCGAGGGCAGGGCGAATACCTTCCCGACGGCACATGGTCGCAGGGCTACAAGGCGGGCACCGCGCTGGCCATCGTCCATCCGGTGAAGCCTGACGACCTGCAGCTCCTCGACGAGGGAGAGCGGCATCTGGCGTGCAAGAAGGTGATGAGTTACGACCCCATTGGGATCGGCGACCTCATTGAATACCAGGGCCACACGTGGCGCCTGTCGCAGCTCTCTGACTGGTCGGACTATGGCTACTACAACGGTATCGCGGTTCGACATGAAGGAACTGCGCAACCTGGTGCGCCGGCTTTTGTCGTTACCTGATGGATCGGTCCGTCCTGCCAAACAGGCGGGGCCAACCGGAGGCCAGCCGTTCGTCACGGTCTACCGCACACGCACGCAGCCCCTTGGTGTCGAGACCCGGGCCTTCGACGGGGCAGCGGAGCGCGAGACCATCCGGAGCTCGTACCTCTCGTTCGTGAGCATCAACGCCTTCGGCACCGAGGCGTACGAGCTGATGCTCAAGCTTCGGTCCGTTCTCGCTTCGTCCAGCGGCATCGACGGCATGAAAGCCATCGGTGGTGGCGTCGTCGATTCCAGCGACGTCCTCGACCTTAGCACCATCGTCGGCGCCGGCTACGAAGAGCGGGCGCGGATCGAGCTCCAGATTTCCCATACGCACACCGTCGTCGCCGATCAGTCTCGCATCGACGAGGCCCGTATCGACGCCTACACCGACACCGGGCTGAGTGCCTCGGTGGACATCATCCCCATGGAGAGCACGTAATGTCGCTGCCCCTTTCTCAGATCGTCAACGTGCAGTTGAATGTCCCGCCGGTGTCTGCCGCACGGCGCGACTTTGGCCTGCTCGCCTTGTTTACTTCCGAACCGGGTTCGCCCTTCTTGGGCGCCACGGGTCGCTACGTCTATGCCGCGAGCCAGTCGGAGATCGAAAGTCTCTTCGGCACGAACTCGCAGACCGCCCAGGCCACGCAGCGTTTCTTCGCACAGACGCCGAAGCCCAAGCAGATCATGGTTGCTCGCTGGAACAAGGCCGAGCGCAACCTCGCGGCAACTGCGTCGGTCCTCCGCGGCGGCGTGGTCACTACGACCCTCGCGGCGTTCAAGGCCATCCTCGACGGCCGCTTCCGCATTACCGTCGGTGCGACGACTGTCAACGCCACCGCCATCGATTTCTCGGGCGCCGCCGATATGGCCGCCGTCGCCGCGCTGATCTCGGCTAAGGTCGCCGGCACCACGATCACGTGGGACGCCGTCGGCAAACGTTTCGTGGTCACGGCCGCCGCTACCGGTGTCGCGAGCAATATCGGCTTCGTGACTGACCAGGGCGGCGCCGGCACCTTCATCGGCGGCAGCATCATGCTGCAGGATGGCCAGGCATCGGCGACGCCGGGCAGCGCCGCTGTGACGATCCCGGCCGAGACCCTGCCCGAGGCCTTCGCAGCTCTGCAGGACGTCAACCCGGGCTGGTACGCCGCCGCGGTGGCGGACGCGGGCCTGACCGACGACGAGATCGAGGCGGCTTCGGATTGGATCCAGGCAGCGCCGAGCAAGATCATCGGTTTCACCACCACCAACGCCGACCAGATCGAGGACGATCCGGACAACATCTACCGCGTTCTCTTCGACAAGAAAAACGACCGCACCGTGGCTCTCTACGACAAGACCGACTCCTACGGCGTCCTGTCCATGTTGGCCCGCGGCCTGTCGGTCAACTTCGCTGCGAACAACTCGACGATCACGCTGAAGTTCAAGCAGCTGCCCAGCGTGGCTGCCGACGACCTTACGCTGACCGAGGCGAACAAGTGCCGAGCGCTCGGCATCAACTTCTACGCCTACTTCGACGAATCGCCGATGGTGGCCGAGGGCACGATGATTGGCGGGCGCTTCTTCGACGAGGTACAGATCCTCGACTGGTTCGTGGACGGAGCTCAGAAGGAGGTTTTTTCGGCGCTGTATAGCAGCCCGACCAAGATCCCGCTGACCGACGCCGGCAACCACAAGCTGATCGCCCGCGTGCAGAAGGTCTGCCGCGAAGGCGTGAACAACGGGGCCTTTGCGCCGGGCGTGTGGAATGGCGATGGCTTCGGCGCGCTTGAGACGGGTGACCGCCTTGAGGACGGCTTCTACGTCTGGGCCGATACCGTCGACAACCTCTCGACGTCGGACCGTGAGGCCCGCCGCACCACGCCGATTCAGGTGGCTCTCAAACTGGCCAGCGCTACCCACTCTGTGGATGTGCTGGTGAACTTCGACCGCTAAGGAGCGCCGCATGTCTCGTTTCGACCCCAAGCAGGTATCGGTGCTTATCGACGGCGTCCTCATCGACGACTGGTCTGATGGCTCCGACGTCATCGATGCCAAGAACGCCACCGATGCCGGCGCCCTCACCGTGGGTGCCAATGGCACCGGCGTCTTCGTCTCCAACCCCGATAAATCGGGCACCTTGGCACTGAAAATCAAGCAGCACTCGGCCAACAACAAGTACCTGGCGGGCCGGATGGCCCAGCAGCGCAACTCGTTGAAGGCCTTCACCCCCGTCACCCTTGAGATTCGCGACCTCCTCAACGAGGACGTGGTCACCGGCGTCGAGGGCTACTTCACCACGCCGCCGGGCTTCACGCGCGGCAACGGACACAACCCGGAAGTCTGGACGCTTGTATTCGTCCAGCTGGACATCAAGCTCGAACGGGGGCTCGGTAACTGATGGAACGCGAACTTCGATTTACCATTGATGGCGTCCAGTACCTTATGACGCCTGGCAACGCCATGGCTGCATGGAACGCTCTGAAGCGCGCGGCCTCGCTCTTCAAGGGCGTGGACATTGAAGAGGTCAAGGGTGCCAACGGCCAGGACGGCAAAACGTCCGTGGCGATCGGCACGCTCTTGGCGAACCTCGGCGATCCGTCCATCTCGGAGGTGGAAGCGATCGTCTTCGCCGGGACCGTCGCCCAAGAACCGGGCGGCAAAGCCTATCGGATCTCCGACAGCCTGGACGCCCACTTCAACCAGCACCGCTCGCACCTCTTCAAGGTGCTGGTAGAGGGGGTGAAGTACCAGTACGGCGATTTTTTCGCTGGCGGCATGGAGGCGCTCAAGGAAATGGGTCTCTTCAAGAAACCCTCTCCGAGCAGCTGACCGACTGGTTCATCTGGGCACCTGTGATGCGGCGTCACTGTACGCCGCACGAGCTGCGCACCATCTACAGCCTTTCCGACCTCTGCGACTTCCACACGGCAATGGCCGAGTGGGACGAAATGCAGCGCCTCGCCACCGAGAAGCCCAATGATTATCGATGAGTTCCTCGTACGGCTCGGCGCGCTGGTTGACGACTCGGGCATTGCCAAGTTCGCCGGCGGCCTTGCTGGTCTCGGCGGCATTGCCGCCGCGGCCGGCGCGATCGTCGGCGGCGCCCTGACGAAGATCAACGACTTCGTTGGTGAGACGCTGGATTCGCTGGACCACATGAACGACCTGGCAGACCGCACTGGGACAAGCCTGGAGTTCATTCAGGAGTTCGGCTACGCCGCGCAGATCAACGGATCATCGGTCGAGAAGGCTTCGGCATCGATCGAGGGCCTGTCTCAGGTGATCGGCGAGGCGGCCAACGGTCTCGGCCGCGGTGCCATGACCTTCCAGAAGCTCGGGCTGTCGGCGAAGAATGCCGACGGCTCGGTGAAGAGCGTGGGCCAGGTGATCGGCGAGGTGCAGGACAAGATCAAGAACCTGTCCGCGCAGCAACAGCAGTCGATTCTTGCGAAGCTGGGCATTGATGCGTCGATGATCCAGACGCTCAGGCTGAGCCGCGACGAGCTGGCCAAGTTCTATCAGGAAGCGCATGACCTGGGCGTCATCACCGCAGATGGTGCTGATGCCGCCGGCGACTACAACGACGCCATGGACCGGCTCCGCATGGTCCAGAACGCTGTGCGTACGAACATCGCCGTAGGCTTGGCCCCGACCTTCATCAAGCTGATCGGCACGCTGAAGGACTTCCTGATCGCGAACAAGGATGTGATTCGCGACGGCGTTGGCAAGCTGGTATCGATCCTCGTGTCGGCGGGCGGTGCTCTTTGGAACTTCTTCCGAGCTATTGACCAAGTCATCTCGAAGACGATCGGCTGGAAGGCGGCGCTGATCGCGCTCGCCGCCACGCTGGGGCTGATCTTCGCCACGAACCCCTTTGTGCTTCTGGCGGTGGCGCTCGTCGGCATCGTCGCGCTCGTCGACGATTTCATGACGTACATGGACGGCGGTGAGTCCGAGTTCGGGCCGTTCTGGCAGAAACTGATCGACTACGCGAAGCAGGCGCAGGACTTCATTCAAGGCAACGCCGACGCCTTCAAGGCGCTTGGCGTAGTCATCGCCGGCTTGGCATTAGGGCGGGTCGTCGCAGGCTACCAGGCGATCATCCTGAACGTGGCGAAGCTGATCGGTCTCTTCACGGGTCCGCTGATCTCCACCATTCGAACGGTGGCTGTCGTGTTCCGCGCAGCGTTCATGTCGAACCCCATAGGATTGATCATCGCGTTGGTGGCGCTTCTCGCCTACGCCATTTACGAGAACTTCGACCAGATCAAGGAATGGGTTGGGGCAGCCTGGGACTGGATATCCAAGCGTACGGGTGAGGCGGTGGCAGCCATCATGGAGCTGTTCGCTCCCACGGTGGACTACTTCAAGACCTTGTTCGGTGTCATCGGGGACGTGCTCACGGGCAACTTCTCCGGAGCGTTCGACAAGATTGAAGCGTTCTGGGCCCGCACGGTGGGCCGGATCATGGCCGGCGTGGAAAAGGTGAAGGGATTCTTCCGTTCGATCGGCAAGACCCTGGGCGTCGTTAACGAGGATGTCGCCGATGTCAGTAAGTCGGTTAACGACAAGGTCAGCGCGGCGTCGAGCACGGCAACCCAGTCGGCCGCCAATGGCGCGACGCCAGTCGGTGGCAATACCAGCGTCACCGTGCAGCAGGACGTCAAGATGGACGTACGCACCGACGATCCGACGCTGGCCGGCAACACCGCGGCCAACAACCTGAAGCGCGAGGCGCAGCTTGCCTCCCGAAACGCGCGTGGCGCGGTGGCGTACTGACATGGCAACGACGACCCTCACCAGCCGACGGATCGGCTCCATCACTCTGGACGTGGTGACCGAAGAGACCCACCAGTCGGACCTCACCGTCACGGAGAACCCGGTTGAGTCCGGCGCGCTGGTTGCCGATCACGCGGTGCTCAATCCGCAGCAGGTCACCATCTCGGGAATGATCGTCGATTACGAGCCGCCGGCGCTGACCACGCCAGCGGCCGACGACTCATTGATTGGCCAGGCCGACGCCTTGATCGACCGGGCAGACCTTCCCGGGCCTGTCGCCGCGTTTACGCCACAGACGCTCGTGCGCGCGCAGCGAGAGCTGAGCTCGTACGTCGATCAGGCGCGGATCCTTCAGTACAAGGCGCAAAGCTCGGTTCGAGCGATCGCCGACTGGCTGCCTGGCGGGGACGTCAGCGGCACGGATACCTCCGCGAGTGAAGACCGGGTAGCTCGGGTGTATGCACAACTGAAGGCGCTCCAGAAGAGCGGCGGGACGATCGACGTCCAGACTGGTCTGCAGCTCTAC